CCAGATATTCCCAGCCCTTTTTGCTTGCTACCGTGATGCCGCCCACGTCAAGATTGGTGACGTTCGGCGAGGCCGCGAACTTGTAGGCGATTTCCCAGTGGTTGATGCCAGTTTTCGAGCCACTCGCGCCGAGAAACAGCACTTCTCCTGGGGCGAAGCCTTTGAAGGTGGCATTGTTGGTCTTGCCGGTCGCCATGAACAGCGCGAGCTTGTATTGCGGTGTCACCGTGGACGCGAACATCTTGCGCGTTTCGGTGAAGTTGTAGACCGGCACCGTGACGTCGGTGCCCTGGATGCTGTCGCCGTTGACTCCGATCGCGCCGAAGAAGTCTGGTGCGGTCTGGCCAGCGGCGGCATATTTGGCGATTGTCTGCAGCGATTGCGTGACGTGCGCCGTGGCACCGCCGGTTTCGAATGTGTATTGGGTCTCATCCTCGAAGCCCTGGTAGGGCATTGTGCATTCCCACGCACCATTCCCGAGCGGCATCACCTCGAGGCTTTCTGGCCGGCATTCCGCGCGGCAGTCTCCATCGCCGATGATTCCCGGAGCCGTCGCGAGCACGACCTCGCGGACCTCGGTTTCGTCGCCGCTTCCGGTGACGAGGTACCGCAGTTCGGTGTTATCAACTTTTCCGAACGTCGTGCGGCCGCTGTCCCACAGCTCCGTTATTTTGATGTTCGGGTTCGGTGTTGGGCACGGGCTCATGCGAAGATGGCTCCTGCTTGGCGGACGCGTTGATCGATGTTTTTGAGGAAATCAGCTCCGCGCTCGACACCGCGGGCCGTGCGCTCAGCGAGCGAATCAGACCCGAGCCCGCGGATCGCCATCGCGTTGAACGTGCCCTTGCTGTCGAGCTTCTTCTGTTCTGCGCCGAGCATGATCGGAATCTCGGCCGGCGGCCGCTGGCTTTGCTCTTGCCGGATGCGCTGGTCTCGCGCCTTCAGGCGAGCCGCGCCCCACTCGAATTTGGCATCCGCTACGGCTTGCTCGGATTCCTGCCGCTGGCGGTCAAACTCCGCCTGTCTGCCGGCGTCGCCCGCGGCCTGCATTTCCCCGAGATTCTTTTGTGATTCCTGACGTCGTCGCTCGATGTCGTCCTTTTGCGACTTCCGCTTGTTGTCGCGGTCGAGAATGCCTTTGTCGCGCTGCGCGTCTGCGGCGGCGTTGGCGTCAGTGGTCTCCTTGTTGATCCGAGTGACCTCGGCGTTCACGTTGATGTCTTTGTCGAACAGCGCCTTGAGGTTGACCCATGCCTTTTTGATGAAGCCGACCGTGTTGTGCCATGTCGTTTGCAGCACGTTGGTGAAGATCGCCCACGTGTCGCGCAGGAAGTCGACGGTTTCGACCCAACCGTTTTCAGCCATGGCCCAGCCGTCGATCAGCAGGCCGGCCACCGTGAACGACGCATTGCTCCAGGTCGTCAGAAAGAAGTCTTTCGCGGTGATCCACATTTGATTCAGCGCGTTGACGCCCTTCTGCCACTCCATCTTGAGCGTCAGCCAGAGGATTTCGGCCGCGAGTTTGATGTCGCCAGTCGCGAGAGCGTCCCCGATTCCCTGCCATGCCTTCAGGGCGTCGTCTGCCAGCTCGGCAAACTTCTCCTGAAGCCATCCGATCGCCTCACCGGCCATGCCGGACGACACAAGCATGTAGGCCCCGAAGGCCACGGCCCCTGTGATGATGAGCCCGAGCGGCGTCAACATGGCCGCGAGCATTCCGCCGAGCATGCCGATAGCGCTGGCAATGGTGGAGGTGACGGCCGACAGGCCGCCAAACACACTGCCGAGCGTTGCCAGGCCGCGGCCGACGAACACGAGCGCGGTGCCGGCCCCGACGAGGACGACCCCAAATCGGGCAATCGTCTGGACGAGCTGGCGATTTTGCCGCACCCACGCCGCGGCCTGCGACACGATCCTCGCCAGCGTCGCCGGCCAGCGCGTCATCAGCGGCAGCACGGCCGACCCGATGGCGTTCCGCAGCTCGGTGAACGAGTTTTGCAGCCGCATCAGCGCCCCGACGTACGCCATGATGTTGGCGGCATCGCGGCGGCCGACCATCTGCTGCCCCTCCAGGGCCGCGGCCGCGAAACTGTGGGCAATGGCCGCGAGCGGCGCCGTGATGGCCGCCCCCATGGCCGCGATCTTGGCCCCCTGCCACGAAACGGCGTTGCCGAAGTCCTTCAAGGCAATCGAGGCCGCGTGGAGTGGCCTCGACACCTTGTCGCGTAGCGTCAGCTCGATGTAGGCCGCACCGGCGCGGATGGCAGACGATGACACGTTTCAGCCCCTCGCTTCCTTCGGGAGGAAAATGCTTTTCAAAACCGTGATCGGCGCCTTGATCCGCCTTTCAGGCGGCCGTGGGGGCGCGTAGTCGTTGAACTCGTCATCCGTGAACGGCCTCGGGCGTGTTTCGCGGTCGCGATGGATATTCGCGAGCACTTGGCACACCCGAGCCGTCCGTCTCCATTCGTCGCGTCGCCTTCCGTCGGCCATCCACAGCAGCTCGCGAAGCGTCAGGGGGCCGGGATCGACCCCCACGACGCCGGCGAGTTGGTAAATCAGTTTCCAGACGTCGGCCCCAGTGATCCGATGCTCTGGATTCGCTTCGTCAGTTCGCGGTCGATCATCCGATCGATCTCCGGATCCTTCATCCGCACGACCGCCATCTGGCACGCCTTGGCCTGCACTTCCTGCATCTTGTTCCACCCTGTCCGTCCGATTTCCCGGCGGGCAGGGGGGGAGATAAAAAAAAGCGATTCCTCCAAGGCATTCGCGGCCGCTTCGAGCACCTCGCCGCTCATCGATCTGCCGAAGTCGACGTCACTGACCCCACGGGCTTCCGCCTGCTCTTGGCAGACGACGTAGAGGGTGTCGACCAGGAGGCAGACGTCGAACAGCTTCGCGCGGAGCGTGCCGTCGAAGTACGTCTCGAGGAAATCGAGATCGAGGGCGGACCGGACGCGCTTGATCGTGTCGGTGCCGATCGACACTGACCAAACGCGCCCGGCCGTGTCCTGGAATGTGGATGGCATCACGGGGCTCCCGGAACTTCGAACCACACCGGCACGATCGGGGCACCCGGCGGCGTAGAGCCGGGATTCGTGGCCGGGCAAGGCTTGGCCGAAACGTCGAAGGTCTGGGCACCTTCAAGCGCCTGGCTGTCCTGGAAGTTGAACACTTCGCACGTGGCCCGCAGCCCCTGGGCCGCGGTGTCGGTGATTGACCCGTTCAGCACCAGGAGATCGATCGGCGTCCCGTGCAGATAGCTGTCGAACAGGGCCGTGAAGGAAGCGTCGCCGTCCTGCTGGATGAGCTGGAAGTCGATGCTGGCGTCCTTCAGGGTGCCGATCCGCGTCTTCCACGTGCTGCCGCGCCGAGACGCGTCGGCCTCGCCCTTCGTGAGCGGAACCGTGACGTCCTTCGCGTTGACGATCTCCACCCACGTCGGGGTGTTGTAGGCGCTGTTTCCGGTTGCGGTGTTGCGGTAGAGCTTGCAGTCGAGTCCGATCCTTGTCATCTGCTATCCCTCCTTGGGGGCTTTGGGGTACGGTCGAGAATCAATGGACGGAGTTGGCCCACAACGCTGGGAGCCGATCGAGGTTCTTTTCCAAGGCCGGCCCCATGAATGGCCGCTTGGGGTAGGTGGCAACGCCTCCCTGCTCAGCGACACGAGCACGTGCGCGGCGCTTCTCGGCCTGGAGTCGCGCCTTGCGCGTGCTCCCAAAGGCCTCGGCCGGCGCGGTGGCGATGTACCGCTTGCTTTTGTCCACCTGGGCCTTGGTGACGAACTTGATGTACGCCGTGCCGGAGTCGGTGCCGATCGGACCATGCCCGCCGACGAACAGTTCCCAGTTGGTGCCGCTGGCGAGGAGTTTTTCCTCCGACTTGCCGCGGAGCGAGCGCGGGCGTTGCTGGCCGCCGTGCTCGTGCGCTCGAGCCACGTCCGAAATCAGGTTGGCCGACGGGCCGATCACGACCGTGTGGTCGCCCTCGACCGCGTAGAGGATGGAGTTTCGGAGCGCGCCCCTGCGGGTGTGCGGGGGCGTGCCCGGTTCGCTGGCCGCCTGGCGGGTGCGGATCGACCTCTGGGCGGCGAGCCGCAGAGTGGCGCCGGCGTGTCCCAGGTTTTTGAACGCCGCGCGGCGGACTGCCTTGCGGACTGCGCCGGTGCGGTCTTCGATTTTGACGGTCGCACTCATCGCCGCCCCCCTTCCGCCCCGACGCGGCCGATGGCGGCCTGGAGCTCCCGCTGGCCGGCAGCCAGCTCGGCGAGCGTCTCGGCCTGCCGCTCCTGAGTGCGGCCGAGGCCGTCGAGGGTGGCCGTTGTCTGCCGCAGGAACGACGAAAGGGCGTCGACCAGCGGAACGACGACCGTCCGGTGCATCGCCTGGGCAGCCTCGCGGATAAACCACAGCAGCACGGCCATGACGATGAACGGAACCCCGAACTCGCGGGCCGTCCGCAATCCAATCTCGATTGTCTCGGTACTCACGTGTGCTCCTCCCACCATTTCCTGACCAACGCCTCTACGATTGCCCCGATGGCCCATGCGAGCAGCATCGTCATGAACGCGAACCCGGCCCGCTGGGCGTATTCGTCGCGAACGCGGCCCTCCCATGTCCGCCGCACGTCTTCGCGATCGGCCCGGCCCCGCGGCCTCCGGATCCCCGCTGGCGACATGGCGGCGGCCGTCGCGGTGATCTCGTCGCACCGCTCGCGTCCGAGCATCGCCCGGCGGATCGGATGGCCGGCCAGCTCGGCCCACACGTAGTCAGAGTCGGTCATCGGTCGCACCTCCCGTCGCGGCACACGGCGGCCGCCACCGGCTGGCCCAGCATCCGCCGGATCTCGGTCACGTGGCTCCCGGCAGTCAGCCCGCCAGTCGAGCCCCACAGCACCGCGACCACCTCGCCGCGGGCGTTGAAGATCGGGCCACCGGAGTCGCCCTGCCGGGCGGCGGCCCGGACCTCGAGCATGTGCATGGGGTGCCGGCCCGTCGGACCGAGGAACTGTGTCACCTCGCCGCTCGCCTCCCGGTAGGTGAACGGCACCGGCCCGTAGCCGGCGAGCGTGAGC